GAGTTAGCATAGAAAGGAGATAAAAGTTTAAGTAGGTTAAAGTTTACACCCCGCTTTTGCGGGACAAGACTAATAAGCCTTGACAATAATTATACATAAGAGTATAATTATAACGATTATTTGGTGATATGTAATCATAAAAATCACCCACTTTCACGGGTAAAATTTAGCCATAGGGGGTCAGACCTACGGCTAACCCTTAAGGGTATTATACAAAAACCTTACTTAAACTTCTAAAACAAATATGATAAATCTTTTATTTGGAAATGCAAAGCTTTATATTGCTTTAGTACTTATGACAATTTTAGCAGGATATTTTTATCTAAGACTTGATAGCACAAAGGCAAAATTAGAAAAAAGTCAAAGTGATTTAGTTTTGGCTTTAAAAATAAATGAAAATAATCAAGAAAAATTAAAAGAATTAAATCAAATTCACAAAACAGAATTAAATGCTTTAAATGAAGCAAATAAGGAAAAAAATAAAGTACAAGAAAGGGTTCAATATGTTAAAAAGTATATTTACACTAGCAATGAAAATAATATTACCATGCTTTTTAATGATGTCGTTGATAGGTTGTGGGATACAAACTCAACAAGTAGTAACCAAAATCGAAATTCAAAAAGTAAAAATTCCGCAAGAGTTATTAACACTAAGTCCCCTTGAAAAGCCAAAGGCAAAAAATGAACTTGATATTTTAAATGCTTATTCTATGCTTTTTTACAAATACAAACAGTGTGAGATACAAATTAATAAGATTAAGGAGTTAAATAGGGAATAAGACAAACGGAAACCCCAGTTTGCTTTTTAGTAGCGATTGGGGATTTGGCTTTTTAATACCAACGAAGATCATCTTGAATATATTTTTCCCAAACATTATACATTTTTAAGGTATGATACATAGTTCCATTAGAAACTTTAAAATATTTACATAAAGCACTTTTTATAAACATTGTTTGTTGTTCTTTCGCTCTAATATCGGCTTTAATTTCTGATTTTTTTCTATTATCATTTGTAACATCTATTATTACATATTCATTGTCGTTAATCTCTATTTATAAGTTATTTTTATCGCGTTGTTTCTCCACCTTATAAGCTATCCTCTACTCATATCAAAATTTTCAAAAAAATCATTTAAATAAAAACGAAAAGCATTCATTAGATCATAAGTTTGGTTTTTTAACTTATCATCTTGCGTATTTTTTTGAATATAAGATAAAAGCCCATATCTTTTAAATTTTTTAATATAAATATAAGTAGCTATTTTTTTATAAAGATCAAAAATTTTAAGTTGCTTGATTTCTATGTGTTTTTCAGAAATTTGATTTTTTAAATTTTCTTTTACAAAAAGCTTTATTTCTTTGCTGAAATTTTGTAAATCCATTTTTAAAACATCCTGTAAGAAATTATTAGAAATATTTATTTTTTTCAATTCTTCAAGCACACTTTTATCATAGATTAAACTCAGTTTAATGACAAAACCTAAAGTAAGGTTTTTTATTTCTTCATCTTTTAAAAAGTTTTTATAAATTTCTATGTAAATACTACGAATTTGTAAAACTAAATCTTTTTGACTGTCTAAATTTAACACACAATTGATTTTAAAAATTAAATCTTTTAGCTTTTTCTCATTTTTTTCTTCATATGCTTTAATGCTTTGAATTCCTAAATCTTTTAAATTATTTTCATCAAATAAACTTAACTGCATTTTATCTCCTTAAAAAATCATATCATAGAAGACATTTTCGCTAATGATTTTTAAATCTTGTCCTTTTAAAATCAATTCTCTAGCTCGTTTTAGCTTATTGCTAACCCCACCTTTTGCCATAGTGCGATAATCATTATCTCCAAGAATTAATATATTGGTTTTTTTAGTAACGCTATCTTGATTTATACCACCTAAATCCGCAATGATTTGCATCGCTTGTGATCTTGTAAATCGCCCAAGTATACCAGTGATTACACAATTTTGATTATAAAGTGGATGTGAAATATCAAATTCTTGTATTTTAGCTTGTATATCTTTAGCTTTAGTTTGGGTTTGCCTAATTTGTGTTTTCAATCCATTATTAACAAGAACATCATTTTTGATAAGTGAGTTATCAAAAGCTGTCTTTTTTAACTCCATAAGACACAAATGTGTTAATTCGCAGTCTTTCTCCCCACGATGAGCATTTTCATAACAAATGTTATATTGATTACACAAATCTTTTAAGCGATGATGTGCTAACTCTTGATTAATAAGTTTTGATAAGCGCATAGTATCAACAAAATCAAAGCTAAAGGGCTTGTTTAAATAGCACATAAAATTATCATATAAAAAATTAACGTCAAAATGTGCATTGTGAGCGACTAAAATATCACCACTTTTTAAAAAATCATCAAATTCTTTTAATGTTTGAGATATATCATTGCAATTTTTAATCATGTCTTCGTTAATGCCTGTTAATTCTGTGATAAAACTAGGTAAAAAAGAAACTTTGATAAGTTTTGAAAACTCAGCTATTTTTTCATTGTTTTCATAACGCAAGGCAACAATTTCTAAAATTTCATCACATTTTGGATCAAATCCTGTAGTTTCCAAATCAATAACTACATAAGATTTTGGGAAATAGATTAAACTTTGTCCTTTAAACTCTCTACTTGGCTTTTTAACTTTAATAGGATTTCCATAGATATCAATGTCATAATTTTCCATTTCACACTCTTTGGATTTGATTGCCATTGCCGTTAATAATGATATTTTGGCTTCCATCAACATTAATTTTAACTTCTATGGAAACTCCATTATTTAGAGCTTGTATAAAATTCTTATCATTAAAAATTCTTACTATTCCACTGGCTACGCCATCGCTTATCCTAGAAACTTCTTCGCGTCGTATAGCTTCGTACACCTCTCTTTCTTTTCTACTTTTTTCTCTTATGGATAAAATTCATAAAACGATTATTGCGATTCCTATTAAAACAAAACCGCCAAACGAATTAAAAAATTCGATCAAAGTATTTATAATTTCCATTTTTTACTCCTCTATTATTTTTTTTAAATTTTCTAATTTATTGATAAATTGATCTAGTAAAGCTTCGTTGCCATATTTTTCATACAAGGCTAAAAATTCTTGAAATTTATCATTATATTTACTGTTTTTTTGAAAATTTACAACATTATCTTTTCCTTGCACTATGACATTTTCATTTCCTTTTGTATTAATATTTCCGTTAATTATAGTATCGATATTGACGCCTAATTTTTCTGAAAATTCTTTAATTCTTTTGAATGGAATTTCTCCCCTTGTAGCCCAAGTATTAAAAGTAGCGTAATTTATATTAAGCACATCGCTTAGTTCTTTTATAGTATCTACATGAGCAATTTTTTTCAATATTTTAATAATTTCTTCATAATCCATAATTAATACCTTAAAATATAATTTGACTTTATAAATTAAATCAAATTGAATTAATTTATAAGAATTTTTAAGTCAATTTTTGTATTTTGACTTGACAAATAATTCAAAATGAATTATAATTCTACACATAATTAATTTTATAATACAAAATAATTATTTAATCAAAGCATAAAGTATGCCAAGTTTTAACTTAGAAAGTTTTTAGGAGCAAAAAATGATAGCAAGATCAATTTTAGATGTTTTAAGTTTTAGAAAAAGTGAAGAAAAGGAAGAGCTTAGAAAGTGTTTTAATTTTAGCGATGAGGTGTTTGAGAAAGCGCTGAATTTTTTACATGAAAATGATGAGATAAGCATAGAAGCTGTGTGTGATGGACTTTTTGAAAAAACTATTATTAGCATAAAGGTTTCAAAATGAAAAAAGCGATAAAGCAAAAATTAGGTGTTAGTAGCATAACAGAAGCAGGGTTAAAACTAAATTTAGCTCACAATGTCTTAAATAGTTGGCTTTCAAATAATCTTACAAATGCAAAGGTTGAAATAGCCCTTTTAAAACTGGGTTTAAGAGAGGATGAAAGACTAATAAAACGCATAGAAAAGCTAAAAAGCGAGTATAAAAAGAACGAAATCCGTAAGCAAGCCTATGAAAAATCTATGAAAGAAATTAAAGTTTTATTAGAAGAGATTGAGGCGGCTTAAAAGCCTCATTAAGCACATTTATCTAAGCACTTTAAAATCGCATTTTTTAAAGTGATAGCAAAAAGTGTGCTTAAAGGGTTTTTGCAAAAGTTGCGTTAAGTGGATAAACGCCTACAATTGCGAACTTTAAAGGTTTGATATTTTTTAGATTGCTTCACTAGCCTTTTATGGCTAGTGTGTTCTTACATTCATTACACTCACGGGCGACGGCGTGGAAAGTGGGCTTTTTTAAAGCTTTGTTAATTTACCAAAATACCAAAAGTCTTTTAGACTTTGAATGCAGGTCCTATGTTTTGGTTAGTGTTTAAATGAGGACTAATGAGAATTCTTTTAAAGTCCTCAAATTTATTTATTTCTTCTTAAATTAAGCCATCTTTTAAGATGGCTCTTAAGTCTTCATTTAAACACTAAAAAATTTTAAGGAGAATAAATGAATTTAGAACTTTTTAAAAAAGATGAAAACAAAGAAATAAGCTTAACTTCTTTGGAAATAGCAGAGCTTACAGGCAAGGAGCATTTTCATGTTATAAGAGATATAGAAACTTACTTAGAAAAAGTGGTTGAAGGGGGTGTCTCCAAATTTGGAGACACCTACCAAAACACACAAAATAAGCAATCTTACAAGTATTATCGCTTACCAAAAAGAGAAGTATTGATTTTAGTGAGTGGATATAGTGTTGAGCTAAGAGCAAAGATAATTGATAGATTAGAATACTTAGAAAATGAGCTTAAAAAACAAAGTTATAAACCGCTTTCATTAAAAGAAAGTTTGCAAATGCAATTAGAGCTTTTAGAAAAAAATGAAAAACTTCAAGTAGAAAATCAAAGCCTAAAAAACGAAGCCGAACAAAATGCACCTTTAATTCATTTTGCAAATCGCATTCAAAACACAAATGATGCTATTTTGATAAGAGATTACGCAAAAATCTTACACGAAAAAAATAATCTTGAAATTGGCGAGAAAAGACTTTTTAAGATCTTGCGTGAAAAAGGATTTTTAATGAGCGATAACAAACCTTATCAAAAATACATCGAACAAGGACTTTTTAAGGTAAGTGAAACGACTGTTAGCACCATCAACGGCGATAGACTTGTAAGCACGACAAAAATAACAGGTAAAGGGCAAATAGCCATTTTAAAAGCGATTTTGAAAGCAAGTTGATAGAGAATTTAAAAGTGACAAAGAATGGCAAGAAGTTGAAAGAAGTACAAAAGGATAAAAAGAATGAAATTAGGAGACTTTAGTTTTAGACTTTGGAACAGTCGAGAAAAACATTATATAACAAATAATCTATGTCTCGTTGAGTTTAATCATAATCCTGGAGAAATAAAGGCTGGATTATTACTTGGTGAATATGGAAATTATGATTTTATTGAAAATTATGATGATGAAATTGAAATCGAGCTATGGACTGGTTATTGTGATAAAAATGGCAAAAAGATTTATGAAGGGGATATTGTTAAAACTAAAAGTCCATACGATTGCTTTTTGGCAAAAGTTAGCATTCATAAAGAAGGGACTTTTTATCTTGAGAGTAAAAGTAGAGATTACATAGGCTCTTTAATTTATTTAGTTAAAGATGAAGGATATGATACCGAAATATTAGGCAATATCCACGAAAATGCGGAATTATTAAATGAAAATAAACCATCTTGATTTATTTAGTGGCATAGGTGGTTTTGCTTTTTGAACTAATAAAATAAGGTTTAAATATGGATAAGAATTTAAAAAAAATTACAGAATTAAAAATAAAATGTAAAAATTGCGATACAAAAATCATTACAAAAATAGGTAATGTTATTAAAACTTGTCCGCAATGTGGAATAAAGTTTATAGATGAAAATTTAGGATATAATCCCTTTGAAATTTTAACTGAATTGTTCAAAAGTGTTAGCAAAAATAAAAATGCAGAATTTTATTTTGTTTGTAAAAAGGAATGTGATGGAACAAGAAATCGCCAAGATAAAAAAGTTTAAACTAGAGTGCAAAAATTGTGAAACGCAAATCATTATAGATACTCACAATAGTATTAAAAATTGTCCTGTGTGTGGATTGAAATTTTATGACAATTTAGAAAGTCCTTTTGAAAATTTACACGAACAAATTCTTTTAATCAATAAAAATAAGAATGTAAAAGTTTATTTTGTTTGTGAGGAAAAAGAAAAGAGGTAATATAATGCAAAGCAATATAGAAAAATTTGATTTTTATAGCGCAAAAGTATTAGCTATCTTGCTTGATAATTTTCCTATAAAAAAAGATATTTACATTTTAAAAGACATTATCAAGGATAGCGATGCAACCAAAGAAGATGTAAAATTTGTCTATGAAACGATTATAGCATTAAGAGATTTTGGTTTTATTAGTTTTAATGAAGAGGTAAAAACTTTAGGGTTTGAGTGTTTTTTTGGTGTAAGATTAACTCTTAAATCTTTAGAAATTTTAAAATCAATCCCAAAAACATTACAAAATAATAAAACTTTAGGTGATAAACTTAGAGATAGTATAAAATTAGCAGATGAAGAAGCTATAAAACAAAGTATAAGCTTAGCTTTTTCTTTGGCTAATAAGTTTTTCTAATCAAGGGGTAAAAATGACAGCACAAGAAATTAAGGATTTTTGCAAGGAAAGAAATTTAACTTATAAAGAGTTAGCAAAGTATTTAGGATTAAGCGAGGGCGGTTTAACAAATGCAATAGCTAATGATAAAATTACTGCAAGTATAGAACATAGCTTTAAAATGTATCAACGCATTTTAGAACTTGAAAATGATTTAAAAGACTTTGAAGAATTAAAAAATCTACTAGAAAAAATACTTAAAAAATAGTCCTTAAAATTAAGGGCTACACTAAAATTACTTTTTTTGATACATTTCAACATATTTTATTAGTTTATTTAGAGAAATTATTAATATTATATTGTTTTATCTATTGACAAATATAATATTTTATTATATAATTATCATATCAAAACTAATAAAATGTTAGTTTTGAAATAAAAGAAAGGAGTAAAAGATGAACGCTAGTGATGTGCTCGAGTTAATCACTGCTTTAATCTGCTTGATAACAGCCATTATCAACGCAAGAAAGCATTAAGGCAAAGGGCGAAAGCCCTTATCATCTTTTACCTTTTCTATTATATCAAAAAAGGAGTTAAAAATGATTTTAGAAATTATAGTTTTAGTATTAGCGACTTTATTATGTGTTTTATCGGCAAAAGTTTATAGGCTTGAAAAAGAACTTAAGGAGCTTAAAAAATGAGTAACAAACCATACCTAGAAAACGAAATAAAAGCTTTAAAATGATAGTTAAAACTTAAGTATGTTTTGGTAGAATTTGTTTTTTGAGAAAGGTTTTAAATGACAGCACAGGAAATTAAGGAATTTTGCAAGGAAAATAATTTTACTTATAAAGATTTAGCACAAAAATTAGGCTGGAGTGAGCCGAGTTTAAGGGCTACTATTGCAAGTGGAAAGATTAGCGAGCAAACTTCCGCTGCTATAAATTTATTAAAAGAAACTATAGAACTTAAAAAACAACTTAAAGATTGGGAAACGATTAAAACTATTTTCAAGAATATTTAATTGTTAAATAACTTAACAAAAATTCTACCAAAACACAAAAATAATTATCAATTTTAAGCATCAATTAATAAGATACTTTGTATAATTTAATTATAAATGTTAAGAAAATTAGCATTTATAAATATATAAAGAAAGGAGTAAGCATAATGCAAAGGTTAGATTTTTTAATCAAAGTCGCAATACTTGTTTATCTAATCTCAAAAATAATCCAAACTTGGATTTAACTAAGGGGCTTTTGCCCCACCTTTAACATTATGCCTACTCTTATTTTAGCATAAGGAGTTTAAAATGAGTGAAATTTTAGAAGTTTTGCAGGTGGTTTTACTTGCTTATATAGCATTGATGATTAGTAAAGGAAATAAAAATGAGTAACAAACCATACCTAGAAAACGAAATAATCACATAGTTATTAAAGTTTTAAGTGATTTTTAGTAGAATTTGTTTTTTAAAAAAAGGATGATTAATGGCAAAAAATGATGAAAATCTTATCAGAAAAACCTGCAAGGAGTTAGGATTAACTTATAAACAACTTGGGGAAAAGATCGGATATAGCGAAGCCACTTTAAATAAAAATGCTTCTACTGGTGAAATAAGCAAAACAATAGAAGTAGCCATTAATTTATATTTAGAGACCTTAGAGCTTAAGAAACAGCTTAAGCAATTTAATCTATTGAAAGAGATTATAAAGGATATTTCTAAATAATCACTTCTTTAATAAATAAATTTTCTACTAAAAACTTATAAAATATATAAAAATATATTGACTTTATTTCTTAAATAAGTTATAATTTATTATTAAAACATATTTGAGAAGCTTATCAAGTATCTATAAACCAAAAAAGGAAGTTAAATGCAACATCTAGAAAACGAAATAAAAGCTTTGAAATATCAGCTTTTAATCGAAAAACAAAAGCACAAAAAGACTAAAGAAAAGGTTTTTAAGCTTAAAAATATACAAGGGGAAAAATACGAGAAACTAAAAGCAGAATTTGCCAAAAATCAGCTTTTTGTATTTAGAGATGATGAGCTTTTTCTTTGGGTGGAAAGTTTAATGCGAGAACTTAAAACTAAAATTTTAAGCGCTAATGATGAGCTAAGTAAAAAAGCTTGCGATATATTAGTATTTAAATTAGAAAAACGAAGAAAAAATTTCAACTATTAAATAAATCACCAGTTTAACAGTGTTTAGGACATTTTAATAAACCCTGAACACTCATTTAATGTCTAAAAAAAGGAAAAAATGAGTTTTAAACCCATACAAAAAGATAATGATGCTTTTAAAAAAGCACAAAGAGCAAAGGTAATAGAAAGTTTAGCAATGCGTGGCTATGCACTTGTAAAGATAAGTAGCAATGGCTTTTTAATGAAAAAAGGTTTTGAAAAGGATATTTTATGCAAACAAATCATAGCACAGGATACGACAGCTTCCGTTTCGTTATCAATAAAAAAACCTTTTACAAATACCTTAAAAGATGGGGGCTTTTTGAAAAAATGCGAAGCACAACAAGAAACAAAAGCATTGATGAATTTGCAAAAGACAAATTCAAAGGCATAAAAACCAATGATAAATTTTATCCTTTTAAAATGCGTTATATCAATATAAAACCTAGAAATAAAAGCCTTTCAAATACTATCATTATATTAGATAATTCTAAGGCTTGCTTTGAGCTTTCTAAAAAGAATAAAAAAGCAAAAGATTACTACATAGAGGTGCAATTTAATGGGCTTTATCAGCCTAGTAAACAAATAGAAGCTGAAGTGTGGAAAATTTTAAGCAAAATGATAAAAAGGTTTAAAGCTTATAGTGTGGATATTGCCTGTGATTTTGATGATGAACTAGCAGTATCTAAACCAAGAGAATTTAAACACCAAGAAAGGTTTAGTAAACTTAAAATCTTTGGCGATTTTCATACTTATAAAACAAGTATGTATATCAACAATCCTCAAAGTAAATACTATAAATTAGAACGCATTTTACTTTATGATAAATACGAAAAACAAAAGCACTATCACAAAGAAAACATTAAAAGGGAATTTGTGCGATGGAAAAGATTAGAGCTTACATTGAAGATAAAGGATAAGTTCTTAGATAGAATAGAAAATGATATCAATGATGCATTAGATCTTATGCAAGATTATTTAAGAATGATAGGAATTTGGCATTTTAATATGAGAGTGATACTTGAGCAAACAAAGTATTTAAACAATCCACGTTGGGCTAAGATATTTAAGCCTTACGCTTTGGCAAGTTAGGAGAGAATATGAAAGTAAATTTTATTTTTAAAGGGACAATAAAATGTTCAAAATGCAACTTAGAATTTGTGCCAAATTCTAAATTTTTTAAAGGTCTTGATGAAATTATAGGCGATGTAAAAAGCGTGAGTTTAGATGGCTTTTGTCCTGAATGTGATAATAAATTAAAAACTAGCTTTAAAGTAGAAAAGATCACAAGAGAATTTAATAAAACTTATACAATGAGGTGTTAAATGAATATTACAAGAGAATTAGAAGCTTACGATTTAGCAAAACTTGTTTTAAATAATGATCTTAAATACTTTTTTAAAGATGCAAAGATTGTAGGGGAAAATAAAGAAAGAAGACTTTGTTTTTATTTTTCAGATTCTTTTGTTTTAGCTTTATTTGAAAAAGAAAAAGAAAACATTTTACAAAGACTAAGAGAAGAATACAAAAAGAAATTAGAGTTTTACAAACGAATTGATTTGGTGTTTTATTCTATTGCAGCAAAAGGAATAAATGAGCTAAAAGCAAGAAGTAAAGAAGAACAAGAAGTTTTAGAACGCGGACTTTTAAAACTTGAAAATATAATTAAAAGGATAAAAAATGAAAAAAAATACTAATCAGCAATTAGAGCAGTTAAAGGAATTAAATCAAGGTGAGTTAAACCAAGAGATAGAAGTTTTAACCAAAAGAGCTTTAGCAATTCATAGATCTATACAAAGAGTTAAAGATGAAAGAAGCATATTAAATCAGAATATCAAAGACTATCAGAGCGAATTTAATGAAATAATGGAAAAAATAGCCTTTTTAAAAGAGCCTAATTTATTTAATCAAAAAGGAAGTGATGATGTTTCACCCACAGCTTTATAACGACCACTTTCAAAATTTTAAAAGATATAATATACCAAAAGCACAGCTTGTAATAGCTGATATTCCTTATAATTTAGGCAACAATGCTTATGCTTCATCTCCTGAATGGTATATAAATGGGGATAATAAAAATGGAGAAAGCAAAAAAGCAAACAAGGCATTTTTTGACACAGATAATGATTTTAGAGTTAGCGAATTTATGCACTTTTGCTCAAAAATGCTTATAAAAGAACCTAAAGAATGCGGTAAAAGTCCTTGCATGATTGTTTTTTGCTCTTTTGAACAACAAACAATGTTAATTGAAGTAGCTAAAAAATATGGCTTTAATCATTATATAAATTTGGTTTTTAGAAAACAAAGCTCATCTCAAGTTTTAAAAGCAAATATGAAAATAGTTGGAAATTGTGAATATGCTTTAATCTTATATCGTGAAAAACTTCCAAAATTTAATAATGATGGCAAGATGATTTATAACTGCATGGATTGGCAAAAAGATGAAGGTATTCCTAAAGTACATCCCACACAAAAGCCTGTTAAATTACTAGAAAGATTAATCACTATTTTTACAGACGCAGGCGATGTTGTTATAGATCCATGTGCTGGAAGCGGAAGCACTCTTTTAGCAGCTACAAATTTAAACCGCAAAGCTTATGGCTTTGAGATTAAAAAAGACTTTTTTAAAAGTGCTAATGAAATTATGTTTAAACATATAGAAAGAAGTCTATTTGCTTAAGTTAGAAAGGATAAAAAATGAAAGAATTCAAAGAATACATAAAAGCTAAAATAGCATTAGAAAAAGAGCTAGAAAATACGCAAGAAATGTTAAAGCAAACGATAAAAGAAATGTTGCTTTTAAGAAACGACAATGCTTTTAATCAAAATGCAAACGATGAGATGTTAAAAGCTATTAATAAAAATTGGAAAATAACAGCTTCGCTTGAGAGTTTAAGTGATACATTAGAAATTAAAGTGCTAGAACAAAGCACGAGCTATAATCGCTTTTGTTTTGGTGATGTTTTGATTTTAATCAGCAATTTTTTAAGCTATGAAGAGCAAAAAGCAATTATTGCAAAATTAGGCTTTGATTTAGAGAAAGGAGTATGAAATGGCAAAATTTGGTAAGATAGAAAAATTATTATCAACAAAAGAAGTAGCGGAGTATCTGGGATTTACTCCGCTAAAAATTCGCAAAATGAGAATGCGAGTAAATCAAAATAAATTTAATTTTCCTAAAGGGATTAAAATAGGCTCTACTTTTAAATATGAAAAAGCCGAAATTGATAAATGGTTGCAAACTTGCAAGGTGATTTAAAAATCCCCTGCAAGTTTTTCGATATAATCTCCCCACCACTGCATTAACTTTCTTTTTAATTCTATATTTTCACTACGATTATAAGCTTTTAAAATGGCGTTTTTTTGCTCGTGTGCTAAGCACTGCTCGGCTATATCCATACTCACACCATGATCTAATTGATGTTCGTTGGCTAAACTTCTAAACATAGCACGAAAGCCATGTGCACTTTGAATGCCTTTATATCCTAGTCGTTTATTGATATTACAGGTGATATTCTCGCTATTACACCCATTTTTTGAACTTCCAGCAAATATATAATCATTGACTTTCATTTTCTTTTGTTCTTTTAAAATTTTAAGCGCTTGAGAATTTAAAGTGATAATATGTTCTTTTCTCATTTTCATTTTTTCAGCTTTAATAGTCCATATAGCATTTTTTAAATCAATTTCATCCCAAGTTGCTTTTATAACATTACCGGGGCGTTGTGCAGTCAAAAGATTAAAAAGCATTAGATTTTTATGTGTTTTTTTAAGATCTGATTTTTTTAAGGCTAATATATATTCTTTAATTTTATCGTTTTCTAGTAAAGTTGGCTGATGAATTACTTTTGAAGCTTTTTTAAAAACTATAGAATTATCAATACTTGTCACAGGGTTATTTTCTACGATTTCAAGTTGCAAAGCATATTTAAAGATTTTGTTAATCCAGCCTTTAGCTTTTATAAGTGTAGGGATTTGATGCTCTATGGTTTTAAGTGTTTCGATGATATGTGAACGCTTGATGCTTTCTATATCTACATCTTTGAAATTCTTAAAAACGCCATTTTTGTATTTTAATCCTCTTTGTATTTCTTTTAGGCTTAATCCATCAGCCTTACATTTTTCTAAAACTTCATCATATATATCGCCAAATTTAAGTCTTTTAGCGTTTTTTATGTTTTGTCCTTTTGCTTTTAGCTTAAAAGCATTTAAAGCGATTTCTCTAAGCTCTGCTAAGGAAAGTAAAGGATACTCTCCTATTTTTATATAAGTATCATTTGCTTGTCTTATTTTAAATAATTTTTTACCACTAGGATAAATAAAAACATATAAGCCTTTTAAACTCGGATCAGCAAATTTTATAAATTTTTTATCACTTTCGCATTTAATGCTTTTTAAAAAACTATCGGTAAGTTTGTTAATTTTTGCCATTAATTTTCTCTCTTTTTTAGTGTCTATTTTGGTGTAAAAAGTAGCCCATTTTGTAACCCATTTTTATAAAAGTGACCCACTTTTTACGCAACATTTTAACACAAAAAACAACAAAAAACAACAATATACAATAAGCTTTAAGACATTTTATTATAGGCATTTGATTAAGATATTAAAGCAAAATAGGGATTTGATAAAAAAGAGTAATGGTGGATTTAGCAGGACTCGAACCTGCGACCAACCGGTTATGAGCCGGTTGCTCTAACCAACTGAGCTATAAATCCGCCTAAGTTGAATTAAAAGATAAAATTATATCTTATTAATGCTTAAAAATATTTTATTTAGCCTTTATATCCATCCAAAAATATCTAAAAGTGATTAAATGCTGTAAAATTCCAAAAAAAATCATAAAAATAGTAAAAGAACTTCCACCATAACTAAAAAAAGGCAAAGGGATCCCAACTACTGGTGCAAAACCTATAGTCATTGAGATATTTACTGCCGCATAAATAAAAATAAATAATGCAACACAATTAATAGCAACTCTAGTAAAATAATCATCTTTAAGTTTATAATTTAAACTAAGTAGATGAAAAATAAGTAAAATATAAAATATAATTAATGTCAATCCCCCAATAAATCCAAATCTTTCTATCATATAAGCGAAAATAAAATCACTAGTTGAAATAGGTAAAAATTTAAAATGAGTTTGCGTAGCTTCATCTTGAGATTTTCCAGTTAAACCACCATTTCCAATAGCTATCATTGATTGGGCTACTTGATAGCTTGGTTTTTCTGAAATAAAATCATGAATTCTTTGCTTTTGGTAGGGCTTTAAAAGATGTGTATAAATAATAGGAGAACTAACACTTATAGCTATAACAATACTTAACCAAATTTTATAATGAACTCCCATGATAAAAAGCACTCCAAAACCAACAAGTAGTAAAACCATAGCACTTCCTAAATCAGGTTCTTTTGCAATTAGCAAAAAAGGTAAGATGATGTAAAAGCTAAGTTTGATGAATTGTTTAAGTTTGTATCCATTTTTTGGAGGAGGATTTTGATAAATAAGATAAGCAAGCATTAAAATAAAACTAGGTTTAAAAATTTCAGAAGGTTGTATAGTAAAGTGAGTAAAAGGAATTTCAAGCCATCTTTTAGCACCTAATTTTTCAACCCCAAAAATATCTACGCTTAGCAATAAAAAAATATTAATCCAATAAGCAACTGGAATAATCCAAATAAATTTCCTTATGGGAAAGAAGAAAAAAACCATAAAAGCAAACAATCCCACACAGGCATAAACAAACTGTTTTTCTGCTAAAAAAGGATTAGCTTCAAAGATCAAGAAAAATGAAATAAGAATTATGGGTAAAAATAAAATGGGTTGCAT